GCTGGCATAGAAGAATATTTGGCACCTGATGGTATGCGCGCACTCCTTGACGAGAGTGATTATTTTAAGGTCTACCCCACTGACCAAGCCGCGCCCATCACTCAATGCGAAATCGATTTCGAAAAATACAAGATTGAAAAGTTCGCAGAACAATTTAAGAGGTTTAGGACAGTACTGGGCCCAATAGAGTTAGTAAACCAAGCAAACCTCTCAGACTCGCGGTTCACCAATTTCGGCAACGTGCCGGTATCTGTTAAGTATTTTACTGAGTGGCTGACCAAGCAAATGCTCACTAAAGAACGCGCAGAATACCCCCTTCCGCATTTCTTGAACAACTTCTTTAACATGCTTATTCGAAACTTCCTCAACGACGATACTTGCTTCTCGACAAACATAAAACAAAAAATAAGAGTTAATCAAGCAGTGGTTACTGATTACACATCACAAGAAGCATGGAACCGAAAGGCAGAATCTGAATACGAATCAATTGACACACTAACATACGAAACATTAAGATATACAGCTGCTCTCGGCTCTTACGCGCCCCTGCGTGTTGCCTCTGGGCGCCTCACCTATGGTCCCGATGGGAGAGTAGTCTCGCGCCAACTCGACGCTACGGGTGTAGAATTACCACTCCCAGCCCTTAATATATCGGGCCCCGACGGTGATCGCCACAGCACAACGACCGGTCTTGATGGTGGGCTGGACAGAGAAACAAACTATTTGATTTACTATGCCGGCAGAACCAAACCAACCGAACAAATGACAGGAGACCCCACAATCGACATCAACAACGGAATCCTTCATTATGGCATGGGGCTCCAGAACGGCATTGTGAGAGACATTTCTCTCAAAAAGACTGAAGCACCATACCTCCCAGAGGTCAGATTTGAACAAGAGGGGTATGATGGACTACAGCAGTTGAGAGTGACCTACGACGCGGATATTAAGACCTTTCCACTGCCAAACGCATTCCCGGGACAATATCTCTATATCGACCCGACCACCTTCGCCCCCGGCGCAGCACTTTGGGAAGACCGAAATGCCGCCGGCGAGGTATACAACTTAACGCACTTTGGTATAGGTGGGTATTTCATGATAATCAGGTCTACCCACCGATTCGGACCCGGCGAAGCCACAACCACAATTCAGGCAAAATGGGTCGCAGAACACGAAGGACGCAGCCAAGAAGTTAACGCTGCCGGCGATGCTGTTGATACGGAAGACGGCGGATCGACCCTCGATCGAGGACGTTGCCACGAGGCACAAAACTTACGAGCATTGGGGTCGCTAGGCGACTATATAGACAGTCCCGAAGAGGAAGAAGCAGCCCGCGAAGCACTGGAAAACCCCGAAGTTGGTGAGGCACCATAATGTCAACATTTTACGCAAAGAACAACAAGGAATCCACAAGAGCACTCTTCAACAAGAGGTTAATCTATAGAGTCGACTCAAATCCTGAGAATGTACGCCATCTGGTGAATTTCAATTTCGGTGAGAAGGCTCTCTTTGGCAGAGTAGATCGTCAATATATCCCCATTGTCCTTAACTACGACGGTATACTCACAGACCTTAAGGTGCCCCAATTCGCCCAATCGCGCAGCGTTCGTAGCCTGTCGTATGTTACTAATGCCTTTAACGATATGGCGCGCGAATTCCGCCGAAAGATAATGCAAGGAGAGATCTCCGGAGATAGCAAGTATTTAGGTGCTATTTCGGCATATAAGGGTTTAGTTAGTCCGGCAAAGGCGTATAACAGCCACATAGAAAATTATGCCATGGCATTTCAGCAGATCTTTATCACTAGAGATATTAAGGTGAGAGATTTCGATGAGTTTATGGGCTATTTTATGGCGTATCTAGAGCGCACCAGCCGAACCATTCCATTTACACAGTCAGGCTTTATAAAAAGCCGGCATTCTACCGTAATGAACACGGGACTGGCGATTGAGATTGCTGATCTTGACGCTTCGGACGACGATACTAAAATTCAAGATTTCATTGACGATCCCAACTGGAAGTGTTATGTTAATATGTGCAATCGCTATGGGTTCATGATCGATAGCAATATACCATGGAGAATTGTGGCAGATATAGGATCAGAAGGAATGAGCACATATACCGCCGGACTAGGGCTCGGCACTGCCACAGCCGTGATTGCTGCCCAGTTTAGAAAAGGCTATAGTATTGATAATCAACTACTGGTTAAGACGCTTCTGGGCATTTACGACACTGTAAAAAAGCAATCTTTCCAAGAGTTGGAAGTTTGCAATGGGTCCACCATCAGCCACACGATTTATCCCGAAACCTACACAGTCGAGGGGCTAAAAGAAAAATACTCCCCGGAATATTTCATCGATCTATACTGTAGGATACGGTTCTTCGAGGAGGAGTCGCAGTTCGGACCAGACGAGCAGGCATCTCTTATTGACGATTGCTTGGAGATGTCTCACCTTGAAACACCCATCGCCGCACTGAAGGTTTTTGAGATTGTTTTAAATAAACCATTTGACTATCGCGGCTCATTGAGTTATATTAGAGAAAGCAACAAAGCAAAACGCAAGCTCAAAGAGACGGAGAATGGGTGATATTCCAGACAATTGACGATAAATCGGAGTGCGTAGGGATCTACGCTGACGGACGCCTTCACTACAATAACTTCCCAGAAGATCTGTCTAAGACGTGGAAGTATACGGGATCGCTCACTGATTCCGATGTTGAATATGCATGGCTTTATACCGGCGGCAAAACACTCGCAGAAGTGTGCCCCGAAGACCTTCTACCAAGGCTCCAAGCTTCCCAGCGGCGCTCACGCGCATATATTCGGTCGTTCGAGATTGCTAAAATCGATCTTCGGGAGCACTGCATATTTGATCTCGTGCCGGAAGACTACCTTAAGGATTTCTGCGAGATTAAGAACAAGATAACACAGCACGTATTTGAGACATACGAAAGACCAGAGGTCTATGAACACCAGAGTGAGATCCAAAAGCTTTTGTATAAGATCTCTTACCAAAGGCTAAATTTGAGTGTTTCGGGCTGCAGGAATCTTCACTATTCGTACCGAAATTCGCAGAAAGTTAAAGAGTTGGTAAATGGTTATCGTCATATTGAGTATAATCTGTTTGGAACAGTAACTGGTCGCTTAACAACCACACAGAGTAGCTTTCCTATACTCACAGTTAAGAAAGACTTTCGAAAGCTCTTGAAACCGAACAATGATTGGTTTTTATCACTAGATTATAATGCCGCTGAAGTTCGAACGTTTATTGGATTAGCCGGCGAAGAGCAGCCTCAAGAAGATGTACATACGTGGCACATAAAGAATCTCATCGCCGACTCAATAAGCCGGTCTGACGCAAAGGTTAAGTTCTTCGCATGGCTTTACAATCCAGATTCAGCCGACAAGGAGTTTGATCGCTATCATCGACAAAAAGTACTTGACAAATGGTATGATGGTGTTTATATTAAGACTATATTCAAACGACGAATTCCGGTTGATAGGAGAAAAGCGTTAAATTACCTTATTCAAAGCACCACTTCCGATCTTGTACTAGAGCGCGCTGTGGCGATTGATAAATTTTTAGAGGATAAGAAGTCGTTTATCTCTCATATCGTGCATGATGAGATCGTAGTAGATCTCGCAGATAGTGAACGAGAGATAGCACCTCAAATAAGAGAAATATTTGCAAACAATAAGATAGGCAATTTTATGGTCAATCTTACCTGTGGCAAGAACTATTTGGAAATGGAAGAGTTAAAAATATGATCTCAATAATTGGCATTGGCTCTGCTGGATCGGCTATCGCAGAGAGGTTCGCAACTACGGGTAATTACGACGTTTATATGTTAAATCATAGCGTAAAAGAGAACTCAGATCAAGAGTATAAGACAGAGAACTTTGACTCCCCAGAAGAGTACGAAAACAACATTCCAGACCTGTCAGAGTTTTTTGCGAATGTGCGTGATCGAGTGCAGGTATTCGTCATGGGCTCCTCAATGAGTTCAAACTATGTTTTGGGAATCCTCCAGCAAATAAGCCATAAACAGATAGACCTATTCTATATTAAGCCAGACACAGAACTTCTTACTGGGATGCCCCGTGTTGTGGAAAGGGTTGTTTTTGGAGTCTTGCAAGAATACGCGCGCTCTGGTATGTTTAGGTCGCTTACGTTGATCTCGAATCTAGATCTGGAAACAGCGCTTGGTGAAGTGCCGATTAAGACATATTACGACACCCTGAATCAAAGCATATTCTCGACCGTTCACCACCTCAACTATTTCGAGTTCTCCGATCCGGAGATTGGACAAGTTTCCAAACCAGCCGCCATGAATAGAATCCGAACAATAGGATTCCTCGATATCAAGAGGCTTAAAGAAAAGTTTCTTTTTCCCCTTGACACCCCTCGCGAGCTATGTTATTATATCTGTATAAACGATGAAAGGCTCGCTACTGAAGGCGGACTACACAAGAAACTGGTCGATATGCTAAAGAGTAAACCGAAGAATGCATTTCTAAAAATGTCATATGCGATATATGGCACTCCACATGCAGATTTCGGATTTGTTGTAGCACATACAAATGTGATTCAGCAAGAAAAAGTACTTGACAACGAATAACGAAGATGTTATATTACTAATACAGGCAACCGGTTTGCTATCGGTGCTTTAAAACCAAAGAGACAAGGAACGCTTGTCTCGAACCCACAAGGAGAAATTATGGGTATTAACATGGAGCTAATGCGCAACAAGCTCGCAAACTTGCGCGGAGAAAATAAACAAGATACGAACAGTGTTTGGTTCAAGCCAGACGCCGGAGACACTAGCATCCGAATGGTGCCGACGAATGATGGAGATCCTCTTAAGGAAATGTTCTTCCATTATAACGTTGGAGATCATCGTGGCGGCATTTTGTGTCCTAAGCGTAACTTTGGGGAGAAGTGTCCAATCTGCGACTTTGCTTCTACTCTATGGCGCGAAGGAACCGATAACAATGACGAAGCCAGCAAAGATTTAGCAAAGTCCCTGTTCGTTCGAACCCGATATTTCAGCCCCGTCGTAGTGCGTGGCAAAGAAGATGAGGGCATTAAGGTTTACGGGTACGGCAAGCAAGCTTACGGTCTGCTGCTTGGATATGTGCTCGATCCTGATTATGGAGACATCACAGATGCCACGGAAGGTACAGATATTGTGCTGACCTACACTAAAGCTACCGGTCCCGGCAGCTTCCCCAAGACCAACCTAAAAATGCGTCGTAAATCATCCCCCTTGCTTGAGGACACGGAAGCTATCCCCGCCCTCCTTGATGGCATGCCGAATTTTGACACTCTATTTGAGCGTCTTACTCCGGAGCAAGTTGACGCTATTCTCGATGAGCAACTCGCCGGAGACGGATCCGCCGAAACGCGATCATCTGAGACTACCAAGTACAATACTCGTGCAACGTCTGACGTAGATCGTGCGTTTAATGAACTAGTAGCTGGTTAGGTTGTGTCCGCCGCTGGCAGACCGGTCAAAGTCTGCCACCTTTTAATTAGTCCCCAGAACAGAATAAGTTTCAAATAAGTAGGTTATTGTGAAGACACCATTACGATACCCCGGCGGCAAAACACGAGCAGTTAAGCACATTTTGCCACTCATTCCAGATGATGTTGAGCGGGTGTGTTCTCCGTTTTTCGGAGGTGGCTCCGTCGAGATGGCACTAGCCAACAAAGGCGTGAAGGTATTTGGTTATGACAAGATGAAGCAGCTTGTTTGGTTTTGGAACGCCTTATGTGGAGACAGTGAACGCTTGGCTGACGAGGTAGAAAGCCTCCGCGAAACCTTTGTTGATCGCAACGGCAACAGTGTTATCGGATGCTCCAAAGAGTCATTTCAGAGTTTTAGAGAGGATCTTAAGACTGATTCATTCATGTTCAGCTATGAGCGAGCAGCCAAGTTCTATGCTATCAATAGATCAAGCTTCTCGGGCGCAACGTTTAGCGGCGGCTGGTCAGAGAAAGCCGCCACAGCACGATTCACAGATAGTTCAGTTCAGCGCCTTCGAGATTTCAAAGCGGAGAACTTCCGAGTCGATTATGCAGACTTCGAGAATGCCATTCTAAGCCACCCTAAAGCCTTCCTCTACCTAGACCCCCCTTACATGCTTGAAACCAGTCAGAACTCATTATACGGCGTTAATGGCGACCTTCACAAAGGCTTTGAGCACGAGAAACTTCATTCCATCTTATCAACACGAGATCGGTGGGTTATGTCATATAATGACTGTGAGGAGATCAGAGAAATGTATAAAGACTACGAGATCATCGCAGCAGAATGGTCTTATGGGATGAACAAGAGCAAGAAATCGTCAGAGATTATTATAACAAATTATGGGAGATAAACATGGGTGCAAACGCACTATCAAATAGAGACAATTGGCAGGACTTGGCAGGAAAGACAGGTAAGAACGGAGAGACCACATTTGCGTCTGCGGTGCGCTTTCGGCTACCGCCGCACTATGAGGTGGTTGAGAACCCACCTAAGCTGACGATTTATTCGGATGGCAAGGGCATTGTGCTGGACACCAAGATTACGAACACCAAGACAGGTAAGAGCCTTTATGTCGAAAAGAAGACGGGCAACAAGGGTGGTAACGCGCATGAACGTGTGTACAAATATCTTTCCGAGCCGTTAAAGCGACTCGTGCGCCACAACGATCCTTCCTTGGCAGATGAGCCCTTCTTTCTAGTCTTCTCAGGCACTACTTTTGAAGGACAGAAGTATCAAGACGAAATAAAACTCTTGCTTGAGGACGCAAACTATGCAATAATAGAACAAGGATTTGCGAACATCGATCAAGTTGTGAATCAAATCATGGAGATTGTTTAATGAAACCGTTATTTATGTGGGCTGGTGGCAAGAACAAGATGCTCAAGAAGTATGCGAATTATCTCCCTGAACAGTTCGATAGCTACATCGAGCCCTTCTTGGGAGGCGGTGCTATGTTTGTGTGGGCTTACAAGAAAAACCCCGAAGCGACATTCTTCCTAAATGATGTAAACGAAGACATCATGAGAATTTACCAGTCGATTCGCAATGACGTAGGCAATTTTCTTACCACACTGGACAAGTACCAAGAGGACTTCCTGCCACTCTCGAAGCCCGAGCGCAAAAAGTTCTATTATGCTCTGCGTCAAGAACACGCATACAACTATCAAAAGTGGACAGCCACAGAAGAAGCAGCAACCCTGTACTTTCTGATGAAGACGGGATTCAATGGAATCTGGCAGATCAACAAAAATACTAATGGTCGGTTCGGCACTCCGAGTGGCTTGTTAAATCAGAAAGATAAGGTCTATGATTATGATAACGTGATGGAGTGGCACGAAGCGCTGCAAAAGTGCACGCTGATCTCTGGCGATTTTACTGATTGTCTTGAATACGCACAACCTAATAGCTTTGTTTTTCTAGACCCTCCTTATCGAGGCTCCTTCACCCAGTACGGTGTTTTTTTTGATGACACGCTGCAGCTGAGGGTAATTAAACTACTAAATGACTTGACATCCGCCGGCTGCCATGTTATGATGTCTAATAGAGATGTGGGAGATGGGTTCTTCGAATCTCGGCAGGGAGATAATGACCTTGTTTATTTTGACGTAACGTACACTGCTGGTCGTCGAAAGAAAAACACGGATGGAACGCATAGCGCCAAAAAGGCTAGAGAAATTTTAATGATAGGAGAGCACAATGGCTAGAAAAGCCAAAACTAAACCCGGAAAGGTTTCAATGCAAGACTTGAGAAAGCTTGTTAATCAAAAAGCCGGCAGAAATGTCGCACACAACTTAACGGAAGCAAATCCGACAGAGGTAAAAGATTGGATCCCAACAGGTTCTAGGTGGTTAGATAGTATTATTTGCAAAGGTCAGCTCGCTGGAATTCCCGTCGGTAAAATTACCGAGATTGCGGGGTTAACATCTACAGGCAAGTCTTACATGGCAGCACAAATTGCAGCCAACGCCCAGAAGCAAGGCAAATTGGTTGTATATTTCGATTCGGAGTCTGCGATTGATCCGACTTTCTTGGAGTCTGCAGGCTGTGTTTTGGATGACCTCATGTATGTACAGGCATCATCTGTCGAATTCGTATTAGAGATGATCGAGGAGCTTCTTGGTGCGACAGACGAGAAGATCCTGTTTGTCTGGGACTCGCTGGCTTTCACTCCCGCTATTTCCGATGTAGAGGGTGATTTCAACCCTCAATCATCTATGGCAGTGAAAGCACGTATTCTTGCTAAGGGAATGTCTAAGATTACTCTCCCGATTGCAGATAAGCAAGCAACTCTCCTCGTATTGAACCAGCTTAAGGACAACATTACCAGCGGCCCTCTCGCCCGTATAACGGCGATGACTACGCCCTATATCACTCCGGGTGGTAAAGCTTTGGTCTATTCATATAGTCTAAGGATCTGGCTCACAGGAAGAAAGGCCAAATCAGCTTTTGTGTTGGACGATAAGGGCTATCGAGTAGGATCGGAGGTTAAGGTCAGGATTGAAAAATCTAGATTTGGAACTCAGGGTCGCAATTGTGCTTTTCGCATCATGTGGGGCTCAGTTGATATCGGCGTTCGAGACGAAGAAAGCTGGTTTGATGCCATTAAAGGATCTGATAATCTCACTTCTGCGGGGGCGTGGTATACACTTAAAACAGACAATTATGAAAAGAAATTTCAACCATCTAAGTGGGTTGCACTAATTAATAGCGATACCGAGTTCCGCGAGCATGTTGAAAAAATCATGGATGAAGAGATTATCTATAGATTCAGCAACCGATCCGGCAACGCAACAGACTTTTATGAAGAACCAGAAGATATTTCAATACCAGTAGGAAAAACAAAATGAAAACTTTACTCACAGCAACATTGTTGCTCTTTGCAACTGGGTGTATTGCTTACGCTCACCCACAATCAGCACATCACCCTAATCATGTTTCACAACAAATGGTTCAAGCTTGGGTCTGGGTACCCGGTCACTACACTCCGACCGGATCTTGGCAGCATAACCACTGGGAACGTCGCAGTGTGCAGCGATATATGTTAAGTAGGTACCCCCGCACTCACATCAGATACGTTGACGGTCGCCCCCGCCCCAGCTCACCTCCCCGCGGACACAGGCATCGCAGGCCACACCGCCGATAAGACGAATAAGGAAGATGATGACAACATTACCAATTACGCTACTTGATGTGCGAAGCGAAGAGGAAGTAGCCGAGAGCAACGTAGAGGGAAGTATAAACATTCCCCACTCAGAGGTTCTAAACCGCTTAGACGAGATCCCACTGGATGGCGAAATCGCAGTTTTCTGTAGGTCTGGTCGTCGAAGCGCAATCATAGTAGAGGTATTGAAAAAGCTCGGCTATGAGGCACACGACATTAAATCTTTCGAGCTAGCAAAGAAAATTTACAAAAGTGCTACAAATTAAATTTTGACTTTCACATCATAACGTGATAGAATATATTATAACAACCAGAGGAGCACAAAATGACAATTCAGCCGATTAACCAAATTCACCCCGAAGCCCTATTCTTAGAGCCTCGCGAACATTTTGATAAAGCCCTTGTAGGGGTAGTTGCCTCGCCAGAGGATCATTGGCCGAGAGTTGAATCTATGAATGTTGCAGCTTACGACACTTATCTCTGCATCGCTGCAATTCAGGTGTGGCTTGAGTGTTCAGATGAGGAAGCTGCCGAGTGGTTTGATTTTAATACTGCAGGGGCATGGCTTGGCGAGGGCACTCCCACATTCATCACGACAGAAGATGATGAGTACTAACTTTATTAGGACGAGCGATGGTAAAATCTACCTACCGCGCCCAAAGGGCTGGATGCATGGGATGGGCTTGCAGAGCCTGTTCAGAAAAGCGCTTAACGAGCAAATTCACATCGCCGCCCCGACATACTGGGAAGAACTAAAGAGAGATAACGAGATGCTTACCCTAGTAAAAGTAACAGAAGACAAATACACAGTACAACCAGCGGAGGAACAAAATGATTGAGTTTGCTTATTTAGTAATTGGATCTATTATCTTTTATAGCGTCTTTACCTTGGTGGTGGAGATACTCCATGACATCAGGAATAAAAAGTACGAACTCGCAGACGCCAGAGATACAGAAGAGCGACAAATCGCTGGTGAAGAGACGAGTGAAGTTGCTTTGGACTATTTACAATTAGCGAAAAGGTCAGGGAGCCCGCGTGAAACTCGTTAGAGATAAGATACCCCAAATAATCATAGAAGATGGAAAAACTCCGATTTATCATGTTGCCGATGTAGCAGAACATAAGCGCGAGTTATTTAATAAGGTGGCAGAGGAGCTAGAAGAGTTTCGGGCAGATCCTTCACTCGTTGAGGCAGCCGACCTTGTTGAGGCAGTCTTTTCGCTTATCGAGATTCACAGCCTTAAGATGGCTTCGGTTGCCAAGGCAGGACTTGCAAAGGCACAAGCTGCCGGAGGCTTTGGCCGCGGCATAATTCTTGAGAGAGTCGAATAAAGTGGTGAGAGCACAAATCAAATCTGGAGACTTGGTAAAACACAAGTCAACTTGGCACGACTATGGAGTTGGGCTTATTATTCGCAAAACTGGAAAGATCAATACGTGGGGAATGAGGCACGATCCAGACGAGCACATGAGATGGTGGGTTCACTGGACAAACTCACCCAGCGAACCAGAGTCTAACGGATTTTCTATAACTTACGAAACGGACGTTACAATCGTTCATGCCGCATAAAAGGAGAAATACATGTTTAAACATTTAACACAAGCAGACAACACAGTAGACTTCGAACCAGATCACGTCCCAGAGGGCGGTTCAACTATCGACATACAATACACAATAATGGGCGATTGCCAACAATAAAGGAAAGACAATGAGAAAAGGACTAGAAGACAGAGACAGACGCCGTGAAGCCGCAGAGGACAGGGCAGAGCAGCGTGAAAACCGCACAGCACAGCAGCAACTAGACAAACTAGACGCACTCCTCGGAGAAGGCGTAGGTGCAGTCAAAGAGCGTGCCCGCCTTGAGAAACAACTCCGAGACCAAAGGAAATAAAATGATAGTAATAAACAATGGCGAGAAGAACCCAAGAGCAGGCGAACTCAAAGAGTGGAAGGATGTCAGAAGAACAGCAAATGGTAGGATGGGATACGCAGGACATCCAGACGCCGAACCTTCTGTTTTAGACACATTGGCGAGAGATTCGCATCACCCAGTTCGCTACGCTGTTGCCTCAAACCCAAGCACTCGTCCTGACACTCTCAAATGGTTGTATACGAGCAAAGGAAAATCTAACAATAAACACATGAAAGCAGCATTGGCGAGCAATCCCTCTATCCCTATTGAAATGCTGGAAGAGTTATTTCTTATAGTCTCCGAACACATAGATGAAAACCAGTGGGATACAACGAGAGAGGAGATAGAAAAAGCGGTTGCACTAAATCCAAGCACACCCGAAAGTATGCTCCTCCGCATCGCAGAAAACCCGACTCATCCAAAGCAACTCCAGTATGTGATGAAGAACGAAGGCGACGGACTAACGGAAGCAGTCATTCGCAAAGTGGCAGAGGACGACGGATGGGGAGTGAGTGTCGTAGCAAAGCACCCAAGACTGCCCCTTGACTTTATTGAGGACTACTCCAAATCAAAGAAATGGGGCGTTCGGAATAGCATAGCAGAGCATCCATCAACACCTGTTGAGATACTGCGAGAACTCGCCAATGATGAAGAACTCTCATTCGGTTTTTACACAGTGAGAAAAGCAGTGGAGAAGAACCCAAACACTCCCGAAGATGTTCTCGTAAACATCCAGACAAGAGAAGAGAAGTGGGCGGAAGAGTTAGGATTCAAAAACGCTTACGAACAAAAACAACTCCGAGACAAGTAAAGGAAATAATAATGAGCATCGCAACAAAAAGAAAAAAACTTAGAAACAAGCACATGCTTTCTAATGACGCTAATGAATATGTCCACTCAGAAGAGACTCGTTCCGCTGGATTGGCTAAATCTGAAGACTTCATATTCAATGGAATCTCTTCAAGGAATAAAGACATAAGCGTTTATTTAGCGCAAGATGATAATAGTTATGTCATCGATCTTACCGCTGATAACATCTATGGACCATTTGATGATCTCGGTGACGCTATATTATTTTCCAACAAGGCGTTTGGAACTAAAAATCTTAAAACCCGACCTGTCTTCATAGACGCCGAATAAAATACCTTTTAGGGATAGAGATGAGACTTGGCGATCTGGTAAGGGTAAGATTTAGAAGACTTATGCCACACCAACGCTTCGGCCCGCCCGAATGGGAAGAGTGGTGGGAAGAGGGCGGAGTTGTTGCTGCAGAATATCACACTTGGGAAAAGATCGTGAGTGTTCTCCATAAGGGTGAGATAATTAGAAAGGAAGCGAACGATGTGCAGCTGATCTCCAGGAGTAAAAACGCCGCGAAAACAGAAGAAACCGCCGATTAGGACTATTTATTATCATGAAACTTATAATGGAATCTTGGCGTGGATACTTAAATGAGTCAGCCCCGCAGGTGGCGGACGAGAAGACAGACCTACTCTTCGATAAACAGATCACAGCGATGCTCGAAAAAGCAGGATTGCTTGAAGAAGGACCCCAGTGGGATAAGATAAAAGCCTTCGCCAGGAGGAAAGGCATTCCAATCGCCACTGCGCTCGCCTTGCTTGGTGCCCCCGTTGCCGGCGTCAAAGCCGGACAATCTCTAGCATCCAAGCATAACACAGAGATAGCCACACAGCAAGCAGAAGAAGATGCTGCAGCACAACAAGCTCGCGATGCTCGCTTTGGCGCTGACTTTGGAGAGTTGCCGGCAGAGTATAATGATCTTTCAAATGATGAGTCCACCCGGCTCGCTTGGTCTCAATACGACAATCGCACTCCCATAGCGGCACCCGTCAGTGGGTTGTTGACCGTCCTCTCCGGCGGAAACATAGAGAATCGCCCCTTTATGGCGTATGAGGTGCTTCCAGGCGATGTAATGCCCTTAAATCAGCTAACAGCCGAAGACTACAGGGCGCAGGTACAGGCCCAACTAGAAGACGATGGTCCTCAAGGAGTGGTGTACCTCCGAAATCAATTATTCGGCGACACCGGCAAGTGGCTTTCGGGCTCCGGCAACGAGACGTTCAGGATGGTTGATGGCAACCCAATTCTCCCACCTTCATGGTCTGTTGCCTATGACGTCTACGCTGAAGCGGTTGTGGAGAGAGTCGCGCAGATTAGAGATATCGCGTCTATCTCTCCGGAAAATACCTTGGAAGTCGCTCGCAGGTTTAATTTAGAATCTGCCGATGAGCTGGAAGCCTTCTTACAACATGAGTTATGGAAGGTTGGCGCCGGCACACCGAGCAATGATATAGAATAAACTCCTTGACAGCACCATTCGTTCATGCTATATTAATAATAGGAGGAAGAATGAAAACAGTTTTACTGATAGTTATGGGTTTGTCTTTAGGTTGGGGTGTTGGTTATCTACCCGTCATGCTGATAGATGACTCGTCCGCTATTATGATGATCGACCAAGCGCAACTTGATGATGAGGGGAGCAATCTGTTATGGAGTGTGGATTTAATGGATTTACAATTGGGGGTGTGCTATGACGAATACTAGTACAACTAAGAAACGAATATTAATTTTTGATGCTTTGAACGCATATTTGAGGGCATACATAGTTGACCCGAGCCTTTCAACGAACGGAGATCCGATCGGCGGAATCAAGGGGTTCATTAAGATCTTGCAACGACACGTTCGCGAGACAAGCCCGGATCAAATCGTTATCGTTTGGGACGGACCAAACGGCTCTCGCAAGCGCAAGAGCGTAGACAAGAACTACAAGGCAGGACGGAAACCCATTCGGCTAAACCGAGCTTTCCACAACCTCACAGACGACGAAGAACTGCAAAATAAGATGTGGCAACAAACACGCCTCATAGAATATTTTAACAATATGCCGATTATCCAGTTTATGCTCCCAGAGGTAGAGGCTGATGATGTGATTGCTTTTATCACTCAGATGCCAGAGTATAAGGGTTGGCAAAAGATCGTCGTTTCAAATGACAAAGACTTTATGCAGTTGTGCGACGACGAAACAATTCTCTGGCGCCCCACCCAGAACGAGATCCTCAATAAGAAAAGTATTATTGAGAAGACCGGCGTTCACCCTGTCAATATGGCGCTAGCACGCGCAATTGTTGGCGACACTAGTGATAATCTTCCGGGTGTTAAAGGGGCTGGCTTTGCGACGGTGAGTAAACGCTTGAACTTTTTGTCAGATTCAAAGATTTACACAATTGATGATGTTATTGAATTCTGCGAGAAGACGAGTGCGAAACTTAAAATCTTTAACAATATCACAGAGAACCGAAAACTCATTGAGCACAACTACAAGATGATGCAGCTATATGCACCCCAATTATCGGTGCAGGGTAAAGATCATGTACGATATTCTATTGAAAACTTTGAGTGCGACTTTAACAGGACGGATGTTATTAGGATGATGAGAGAGGATGGCTTCGGCGAATTAAATTGGGAAGATCTCCGTGCCGGGTTGAATAAAGTTCGCAAGGGATGCACTAATACAACTGGTGGAGTATAAAACTTATTTTTTACTTGACTTCGAGGAATTATTGAGTTATATATTATACAACAGTGAGGGAATAAATGCGAGACGATAGGGTTGATTTTAGCAGGTACGGAAAGGCATTTCAAGAAGGGCTCGTTCAGCTTATTTTTGAAGATCGGCCCTTTGCGGACCAGATCACAGAAGTGCTGGATATACAGTTTATAGAATTGGAATATTTACGCCTGTTTACGACCTTAATCGTTGACTATCGCGAGAAATATGAAACTCATCCCTCTGTTGACATTATGTTGGTCTTGTTAAGAACCGAGATGGGTGATGAAGATGAGGTTGTACAATCACAAACCCGTGAATATTTTGCAAAAATCCACACCAAAGAGCCGACAGATACAAAGTACATTAAAGAAACTGCGCTTGATTTCTGTCGTAAACAAAACCTAAAAGAAGCGATGATGGAGTCGGTCGGACTTCTCCAGAAGTGCTCTTTCGATGAAATCTCTACAGTTATTAATAATGCGCTTAAGCTTGGCTCTGATACTAATTTTGGATACGATTATCTTAAAGACTTCGAAGCGAGATTTGTGCCCAAATATCGAAACCCCGTTACGACTGGTTGGCCAGAAATTGACTCAATAACGGGCGGTGGACTCGGCAAGAGTGAGCTAGGAGTGGTGATCGCTCCCACTGGTGCGGGCAAGAGCATGGTGCTCGTTCACTTGGGGACCCAAGCTATTAAGGAGGGGAAAACAGTTGTACACTATACTCTCGAATTACAAGACACTGTGGTTGCAAGCAGATATGATAGTTGTTTAACGGGGTATCCACTCAGCGATATCATAAACTTTAAAGAGGAGATTTACGAAGCCATCGGAGACATTGACGGCTCTTTAATTGTTAAGGAATATCCTACTAAATCAGCTACAACTAATACGATCCGCTCTCATTTATCTCGCCTAATAAAGCGCGGCATTAAGCCCGGGCTTGTTATTGTAGATTATGCCGATCTTTTGAAGCCAGTTGTTGTAAGAAAAGAGAAAAGAAACGAACTCGAATCTATTTATGAAGACCTAAGAGGTTTGTCAACAGAGTTTAAATGTCCTATCTGGACAGCTTCACAAACCAATCGTTCAGGACTGAGCGCAGAGGTCATTACGATGGAACAGATTTCGGAAGCATTTAATAAATGTTTTGTAGCCGATTTTATCTTTTCTATTTCGAGAACAATCGAAGATAAACAAAACAATCAGGGTAAGATGTTCATTGCGAAAAACAGAAACGGACCAGATGGCATTATCTATCCGATTTTCATGGACACCTCGAATGTAAAAATAAAAATACTTCCACAGACCACAACTGCGGCTGTTGGGAACATGCCTACACAAGCGCCACTTGGGGTAAAGCAACAACAAACATTGTTGCGACAAAAATACACAAAACTAAGAAGGAAATAAGAGAATGAGAACACTAGCCAATACACGTAAATTCAGATTATCCGATTCGTTTGTCGACCCCTACAAAGATAAAAATGTGCCTTGGGGCCCTGTTGGGTACGTTACCTACAAGCGCACTTACTCCCGCCGACTTAGTGAATTCGATCCAGATGCTACAGGCTCAGAAGAGTGGTACCAGACATGCCGGAGAGTTGTGGAGGGTATGTTTAACACTCAGAAAGAGCACGTTGTGCGTTTGGGGCTGGAATGGAACGACTCAAAGGCACAGCGCACAGCTAAAGACGCCTACGACAGACTATTTCACCTAAAATGGACACCACCTGGACGAGGGCTCTGGATGATGGGCACCAAGTTCGTCGAAGAGAAGACTGCTGCTGGATTGTTCAATTGTGCTTTTCGCTCTACTCGCGAATTATCAAAGAAGGGTGGTTACCTGTTTGCATGGATGATGGACGCCCTAATGCTTGGTATTGGTGTGGGCTTCGACACAGAAGGTGCCAACACACTAACGATCCAAGAGCCACAGTACACCGATGATGTACACATCATTGCTGACTCACGCGAGGGCTGGGTAGACTCGGTTCACCTCCTCCTTGATGGTTTCTTTTTCGGAAGCAAGGTGCCAAAGTTCGATTACTCAGCCATCAGACCTTTCGGTGCACTTATCAAGGGTTTCGGAGGCACATCGAGCGGTTCTGGTCCTCTAGAGGAGCTACATCGCAATCTGATCGAGCTATACACTTCGAAAGTCGGAGAAGACATTACATCCGTAGACATTGTTGATACAGAGAACCTTATAGGCAGATGCGTTGTATCTGGAAACGTCCGACGTTCTGCCGCGCTAGCGATGGGCGCCCACGACGACAAGCAGTATCTCCAGATGAAGAACGATCAAGAAAAACTATACCATCACCGCTGGGGATCAAACAACTCCTTCAATGCTGTTGTCGGAATGGACTACACTTGGCACGCTAAGCAATCGCAAAAGAACGGCGAGCCCGGATACATCTGGATGAACAACGCCAGAACCAAAGGGCGGTTTAAAGATGGCACACGCCTAGACGATGTTAACGTTGCTGGTTTCAATCCTTGTGTTGAACAACAGTTGGAGGACGCAGAGTTGTGCTGTCTTTGTGAGACTTTTCCGGCTAAGCATGACGATCTAGAGGATTACCTAAAAACATTAAAGATTGCATACCTTTACGGTAAAACTATTACCTTGTCAAACACACACTGGCCAGAGACAAACGCTAAGATGCTCAAGAACAGGCGCATTGGACTCTCACAGTCTGGCGTAGTGCAGGCATTTAATAAGCACGGTCGCCGCACAATGTACGAGTGGTGTGATAAGGCTTATGCATACGTTCAAGAGTTGGACGAAGAATACTCTAACTGGCTCTGTATCCCCAAGTCTGTGCGCATGACTTCTATTAAGCCGTCCGGCACTGTTTCATTACTCAATGGCTCAACTCCCGGGATTCACTTCCCAGAGAGCGAGTATTACATTCGACGTATCAGGTTCTCTAGGGACTCAAAAGTATTAGAGCGCCTCAAGGAGGCAGGATACAATGTGGAGGAAGACGCCTACACACCAAACACAGATGTAGTGGAGTTCCCTATTCATGAGCCCTATTTCACAAAGGGCAAGAAGAGTGTCAGCATGTGGGAACAACTGGAGATTGCTGCACAATACCAGCACTACTGGGCAGACAATTCTGTATCAGTTACAGTCACCTTCAACGAAGAAGAAGCTGCCCAGATTAAAGATGCTTTAGAGATGTATGAAACACGACTCAAGGCAGTCTCTTTCCTGAAGTATGAGGAGACTGGCTATAAACAAGCGCCCTATGAGCCGATCTCTCAAAAGCAATACGAAGAAATGAGTAAAAAGATCACACCGATTCAGCGAATCGATAGTGGTGAAGCACAGGGCACGAAGTTCTGTGATGGCGAAAGCTGCATAATTTAATAAAAGGAGAAATAATGGTCAAACCAGTTAACAGATATGTTCAAATAACCTCAATGAGAACAGAAACAGAAGAAACCCCAGCAGGAATCCTCCTGCCAGCGGATTTTAAACCAAAAGAATCTCGCCACAGAACAGCCTCAGTTGTAAGTTGGGCAGATGATGTTAGGTTCGCAGAAACCCTGGCTGTAGGTGCTGAAATCGTCATTGACAATACAATGGTAGAACAAATCGACACAGCAAAAGGTACAATTAGTGTTATACAGGATAATTACGTTATAGCAATTCTCAATGATTGAGAGTTTGGAGCAACCATGATATGCCAATTGATAAAGACTTTTATAATGAAGCTTCAGGGACTAAGCTAGGGTGGGATCCCTCTTGGTTCGGAGAGAAGTATTATGACGACAAGCTAGTTCGAGCGGTTAAGAAGTGGCAGAGGCAGCAGGGACTATCTGTTGACGGACTCGTGGGTCCGATGACTTTTCGTAGAATCTGGACCGAGAGGCAAGCGTCAATTTCTGAACACAAGCCAGAAAACGAGAAGTATTCAAATTACATTGTATATGCCGGCGACTTTATTCCAATTGAGTGGAAAAAGGTTGTATTGTGGTCTGAGGAGTCCGGACATAAAGCTTCCCCCGGCACCTATTATGATTATAGTAGCCGCCCTAAAAGGGGGATTCGCTATTTCGTGAACCATTGGGATGTGTGTTTGAACTCACGCTCATGCCAGAGAGTCTTAGACAATAGAGGAATCTCAGTCCACTTTCTCATCGACAATGATGGAACAATCTACCAGACTGTTGATATGCAGCACGCATGTTGGCATGCCGGCTCTGAGCGCGCCAACAGAGCCTCGGTGGGAGTAGAGATCTCGAATGCCTATTATCCAAAATACCAAGATTGGTATGTTGAAAACGGTCACGGAGAAAGGCCGATTGTCTCCGGTGCGCGCTGTCAAGGAGAAGGGTTACCAGACTTCACAGATTTTTACCCAGTGCAGATAGAGGCGCTTAAAGCGCTTTGGAAAGCAATCCACAATGGATTAGAAATTCCTTACAACGCACCACTAACTCAGTTTGGCAATACCTCAACAAAGTACGAACAGGATGTGAAATATGGAACGTTCGAGGGATTCGTTAGTCACTATCACGTTTCTAAGAACAAGATTGATTGCGCCGGTTTGGATATAAAAACTCTTTTAGAAGAGGTGGAGAATGAAAAAGAACCAGCAACCGCTCCCTCGTGCTGTTGCGATCCGTGAACACGAACAGATAGTAGTAGGCTCAAGCCTCGAAGCACTCCTGTACGCTTTTAAGCACCAGTTGCCAGTTTTCTATACTGGATTTGACGTGCCATTTCGGTTTGATCATCTGTTGCCGTCTTACGATTTGTCTTGTCTTGGATTAACTAACGAATCAACGGCGATAGCGACACACGATGAGTCTTTTGTGGTAGGTGCACCCCAGTCCCTTCTTTGGGATCGTCTATTGTTCATATTGTCTCTCGCAGGACTATCTCCTCTGAGTAATCTGTGCGAGAATATCAGGTGCGATGGCGACACTATCGTCTGTTCAAATGAATATTCTAAAATCGCAGAGATTCGATTTGGTAAGATGCATTATTTTGGTGATGACAATTGTACCGGCATAATAGAGAAAGTTGTTGCGGAGCGCCATTATATATGTTATGATTGGATAGCGTTCAATCGTGGAGGTAAGCATGAAATCGACTATATCGAAACAGAAGATGAATTTGTCAAGCAAATTTGGTTCTACTCATCAGATCGTATCGATGGTAAAACAGCCGTCAAAGATGCGTGCACGGTTTCACACTTATCGGAAACACAACTCAGGGAATTTGACTTCTCGGAGACGATGGCAAGATTTAAACTGATCAACGAAATGGAAACAAGGGGAATGAAGGGTCTTTTTAACGGATATTGCCCTAAATACGGTCATGCGAAGTACTATAAATTTAGAACAAGTAATCTTGGCCGCAAGAGAATTGAGAAACCACAGAACACACTCCCATCCTCCCCTAAGATTACGATTGCGCAAGAAGACAAAGGAACTCTTATTGAGAGCCTTCCAGAAAGTAGTCGAAACTATCAAAGAATAATAAGTTACCTATGACAGCACGCTCACATTTAGCCGGGATTATCCCCGTTGCCGGACTGAAGACAGATTACGACATAGCCACACCAGAGTACCTACTACCCGTTGATCCCGGATTCACCGCTATTCAGAAGGCGGTTTATGAGTGCGCACTAGCAGGTTGCCAGACGATCTGGATTGTTGCCAACGACGACACTGCACCAATAATCCGTACGATTATTGGTGAATGGATCTACGATCCTGTGTACTTTTCGAACCCACATATAAGATTTTCCAGTGAACACCGGCGAGAGATTCCAATATATTATGCCCCCATTCATCCGAAGGATCGTGATCGCCGCGACAGCTATGGCTGGTCCATCCTGCACGGGATTAACAGTGCGTGGAGAACAGCTACTCGCATATCTAAATGGGTTGTGCCCGATAAGTATTACGTCTCTTTCCCCATGAATGCTCATAATGTATATAACATCAGGCGCCAGCGTTTGAAGATCTCCGACACGACTAAGAACTGGTTCATGACGCACGAGGGGAAAACCGTAAAGGATAATATCCCGCTCCCATTTACTATGTTTGGGCAGGATTATATCCATTGCCGCCGGCATGTCAACAAACAGACAACGAGGCAGTTTCTCAACCCGCCCCCCGGCGAGATGCCTACCGAGAAGCTCCCTCTCCATGAGAGGTGGTCGGCCCGCCACTTTGATTTCGAAGAGATTTTCGATGCTGTTTGCACCACTGATGCTCACATGGAAAAAGCTGATTGGTTCTATGATATTACCAATTGGGAAGGCTATAAGAGTTTCCTTGGATCAGAGAATTTTATAAAAAAACCAATAAATGACTTGATTAAACCTCACGGACATGTTAAGTTACCATATAGAGAGGGAGAAATAAATGACGATTAAGTTCGTAGGGCTTCACGCCCATAGTGTAGCAGGTTCAATTTTTGATGCGATTGGGTACCCAGACGCCCACATGAATTATTGTTTTGAGAACGGTGGAGATGCGCTAGCACTCACGGATCACGGTAATATGAACGGACTAGCCGCTCAAGTACTGCATGCAAAGAAGATGCAGGCGGAAGGTAAGAACTTCAAGCCTATCTTTGGAGTTGAAGCATATTTCACCACATCGGTTAAGGAATGGAGAGAGGCTTATGACGAGGCTATGGCTGACAAGAAGAAAGCCCGGGCTACCAAAAAGACAGCCCAATCAGGTGCAACGACAGAGGATGAGGGAAACACAAAAGCTGCGCAGCCGATCCTTAAGCGCCGGCGCCACTTAATCCTCCTCGCACAGAATCAAACTGGACTGAACAACTTGTTCAAGCTAATCTCGAAGAGCTACACGGAAGAATACTTCTATAGATACCCACGAATGGACTACGGCCTCCTTAGAGAGCACTCGGAGGGCATTATCGCCGCGTCTGCATGCTTGGGAGGGGTGTATGCCGGCAACTACTGGGAGAACCGAGAGGAAGGTTCTGAAGCCGTCCTAGAAGCTATGCGCGAAACCACACGTGAAATGGTGTCAATCTTCGGTGATCGCTGGTACGCAGAGTTACAATGGAATAACATCCCAGAACAGCACGAACTAAACAAATACGTAATCCAGATCGCCAAAGAGTTTGATCTTAAGATGATCTCAACAGCGGACAGTCACTATCCAGACCCTGACGCATGGAAAGATCGTGAGATGTATAAGCGCTTAGGCTGGCTTGGTCGCGGAACTCCATCATGGGGAGAAGGATCAGAGTTGCCGTCAGGTGTGGAAGAGATCGGATACGAGCTTTATCCCAAGAATGGCGAGCAAATGTGGGAAAGCTACAAGAGCTATTGCAAATCAACAGGATTTGAATATGATGATGACTTGGTGATGGACAGCATTACCGAGACGTACGACATCGCACACAATCGCATTGAGGACTTCTTCCCTGACACAACCGTGCGCTTGCCCGATTTTGTTGTTCCGGCTGACACTACCGCCACGCAGGCGCTAGTAAACTATGCTCTAGAGGGTTTGAGGCAGAGAAATCTACACAAGAACTCAGAATACATGGAGCGCCTCAAACACGAGCTTAATGTTATTGATGACCGTGGCTTCTCAAAGTACTTCCTAACGATGAAAGCAATCGCCGACGAAGCTACTACGCAGATG